CCCGCTCAATCCCGAGAGGATCGGGCTGGACGTGCTCGATGCGAGTTGCGTGAGGTTGGCGACACCGCCCGAGCGGACGGCGGCGAGTTGGTTGGTCGTGTTCTGGCCGAGGATGCCGAGGTTGCGTTCGGTGTCGTACACGCTCTGCCCGGCAAGAGCGCCGAACGTGCCGCCGTTGTCGCCGATGCCCGCCTCGCCGGCGGCGACGCGGAGACGGCCCATGACCTTCTGCGATTCGTCGATCCGCTTCTGGCGTTCGAGTTCCGACGCGGCGAGTAGTTGCTGTTGCTGAACCTGCGAGGCGTTGGCCTGCGCCTGCATCGAGGCCGAGATGGCCTTGTTGCGTTCGGACGCTTGCACAGCCTGCATCGCGCCACCAGCAATCGCGCCAGCGGCGGCGGTGCCAGCGGAGAATAGGGCAGCGCCAACGGCGGCCTGCGTCGAGGCTTCGGCGGCGGGGACTGCCAGCGCCCCGAGCGGTACAAGGAATCCCATATCACTGTGTCCCTGGGGTGAAGGTGCCGATGATGTCCGCCGCTACGATCGTGGCGGGTTTGGGCGATGAGTTCCGCAGGGTGATCGTCGCGGTGTCGTTGAACCCTTGCGGGAACGCGAAGAAGGTGCCTTCGTTCTCGATGTCCACCGTCGTATCGCGGGGCGTGAACGTGTAGTCCCGCGTCGTGCCCGCTTGTGAAATCCGCACGGTGTACGCGGCGGTGTTGCGGTGGACGAGGGCGAGCTTGTCGAGTTGCAACTTCCCGTCGATGACGGTCTGGTTGTTCTGGTCCCGCTGGTACGGGCGGGAGAGTTCCGCAACCATATCGAAGGTGCGACCGAGGTAGCACGCGAACGCGGAGTAGTCGCCGGTGATGGTGACGGTCCCGGCGGTCGAGCCGGGGTTGCCCGACAGCACCGTGCCGGGCGTTGTCGTGGTGCCTGTTATGGAGTGCGAGGTCGCAAAGGGCGTGGTGTTGTACGTCAGCGCGATCCGCTTGCCTCCGGGGTCAACAACGATCGACGTGACCGCCGCCGCCGGGGTGATGGACGGGGCGGTGAACTTCGTGGACCACCCGCCGCTGAATCGCCACGCCTCGATGTACGGCGTGGATGCGACGCCCAGGTACACGCCGCGCCCGTCCGGGTGCCACGCGACGGCCTGCCCGTTGCCGCTCGGAAGCGACGACGGGTTGGTGTACTTCGTGCCGAATACCGTCGTGAACGGGTAGGCGGTGACGTAGGGCGACGTTGCGTGCGAGACGGCGATGGCGGTGCCGTTGTAGTTCCACGCCACGTCGGTCGCGTTGCCGACCGGCAGCGTGCCGGGGTTGGCCAGTTTCGATCCGAAACCGCTGCTGGTGAACGGGTAGGCGGTGATGTAGGGCGTCGTGGTGTGCGCCACCGCGATGTAGGTGGAGTCGGGGTGCCACGCGACATTCTTGCCCGCGCCGGTCGGGAGCGTGCCGGGGCTGGAGAACTTCGAGCCGAAACGGTCGGCGGTCCACGCCCACACCTCGACGTAGGGAGATCCGCTGGTGGCGACGGCGACGTAGTTACCATTCGGGGACCACGCCACGCCGGCGCAGGTCGCGGTCGGCGTGCTGGTCGCGGTGATCTTGCGACCCAGCCCGGCGGATGTGAACTTGTACGCCATGAGCGATCCGCCCGTGACCGCCGCGAGCAGGTCGCCGTCCGGGTGCCACGCAACATCGAACACGGGGTTGCCCGGATTGCTGGAAGGATCGGGCAGTTTGGTGCCGATGCCGCCACTCTTAGTCCAGGTGTAAACCGCGATGTACGGGGACGTGGACAGCGCGAACGCGATGTAGTTGCCGTCCGGGCTGATCGCGGATCGCACCGCTTGCTGGGCGAGCACGCCGGTCGTGCCGGTGCCAAACGCGGTCGGGTTCGAGATGTCTGGGAAGTCCGGGCCGGTCACGATCACGTCGATCTTGTCGTCATTGAACCCGAGCGTGAACGTGGTGGTGGTGCTGCTGAACGTGCCGGTCTTGGAAACCATGTGGTCGATGTGCGGTGCGTAGGGCATCCCGTCATCCGCGCCATCCTTGGCGAGCGCGAGCCGCATGAACACGAAGTAGCCGGGGTATTCCTCGACGAGCAGGTACGCGAAGTCACGGATGACCGCCACGTCGGCGATGCGGTCGTCGTCGTCGAGCGTGATGCGGGACCACGCTGATTGCACCTTCTCGTTGCCGCGCCAGAAGTAGCGGTAAACGTAGATGCTGCTCGCGTCGGTCGGCAGCGCGAGCACGGTGTTGGTGTTCAGCCCGGTGTGGATCGTGCGAATATCCGTGGGCAGGTAGCGGTCGCAGTGGGCGGTGATGTTGGCGGCGGTGCTCGACGTGATCGAGTCGTCGTAGAAGTATTCGTACACCTGCCCGCCCGCGCCGACCTGATCGGAGGCGAAGTAGAGTTGGTTTTCAAGCACGGCGGGCTTCACGTCCATCGAGTCGTAGGATGTGGACGGTGTAATCGCGGCGGTGGTGGGCGAAAGCGTTTCGGGGGCGTTGAGTTCAAACTGCCGACCGGCCCGGGTGAAGATGACCAGTGACTTTCGGAACGGGGTGAGCGAGTCCACGATGGCGACCTCATCGGAGGCGATAGCCACGTCGATCGGGTCGGAGTCCACAAGGTTGTTTGCGTCCTCGATGAAGAAGTTGAAGAAGTCGCCGGCCTGCGAGAACACCACATTGTCGTCGGCCCCGATGGCGAGGCGGTTGCGGTGGAACACGATGTCGCGGATGGTGTTGCCCACGAAACTCGGCAGTGGGTTCGTATCCGTGTCGCCGGTTTCGCGGAACTTCCAGTCGATCACGTCCACGTCGAAGTAAGTGTCGTAAATCGCCCATTGATGCGACGCCCCGCTTAGCCCTCGCTCGTAGTGAATAGTGACAACATCAGAGGCGATTACGCCAGTGTAAAGAGCGAGGTTGTTTATCGTCCCATCAAGATACTCGCTGCCCGCACGGTTGCGTCCAACCACCGACCCGAATCCGATCGACGCGAACGTGTCAAGCAAGTCCTGCGTCGTGTAAGTCACCGGCAGGCTGACGCCATCGACGTAGAACTGCACGGATCGCGTGGACGGCGTGGCGGTGACGACGACGTGGTGCCATGCGTTGTCAACGATTCCAGCCGCGCTGGTGGTGCTGGCGTCAAGAACATGCGCCGCGTCATCCTCCCATCGGAGTCGCAACTTGTCGGCGGCGGTGATGCTCACCTGTACCCAGACGTTGCCGCCGCCGTCGCCCAGGTCTGCAATCATGCCGACCGCGCCGGCGGTGGATCGCTTGATCCAAAACTCGATGCTCATGCCGCTGGCGATGGCGGTCCCCCATGACCCAAGCGCCGGGATGTCGATGCGGGCGGTTGTTCCGTTGAGCGTAACCGCCGCGCCATTCTCGCCAGCCCCGTTAGCATTGAGTGTGTAGCCGCTAGTGTAGGTCGCGTCATAGGTCGCGTTGCCTTCAAAGTTGTCGGCGACCGTTCCTGATGTTTCGTTGAATATCCAGTACGCGAACAAATCGTCGGTGTTGAGCACGCCGTCGAAGTAGCCGCCGGTGGGGAGCGGGTTGTACCGTCGCACGATTTGGATCGGCATGGTGCTCGCGTCGAGTTTCGCATCTTTCTGCGACGGGGCGGGCACCCGCACCCAGCGGTCCACGATGTTCTCGACGAATGCGGAGGCGTCGCCGGTGCCCGCCGTGACGACATCGCCGATGCCGCCGGTGTAGAACGGGAATCCCGACCCGGAAAAGTCGTACACGTTGCCGTCAGTCGGAGACGTGATGCAGTTAGCCCCGAAGGTCGCGCCCGCGCCGCCGTAGGGCGACGTGATAATGAACTTGGCGATGCCCTGTGAAACCCACTGCCATCGGCACTGTGCGTTCTTCGCCCCGGCGTTTTGCAGAGCGCGTGTGATCGCATCGGCAACGTGCCGCATCTTGGTGATGCTGGAGTCGTCCTCCATGTTCCACACCACGTCGTAGGTTACGGTGGAGCTATCAGCCTTGGTGAACGTAATCTTGAACCCACCGGGGTTGCGGGTGCTCGCCTTCCATGTCGCCACGTCGCCGTAGTCCGGAGAGCCTGCCCGGTTGTATGTGGGCAGCGCCAGCGTTGCCGGGGTCGCTCCGGGAACGTACTTCCAATAGCCAGCAGTGCGCCCGTTGGAGTCAGTCTTGGTGCGGTGGTAGGTGTTGACCGCTGGAGTTTTTCGGGTCATCTCCTCATAGTCGTCGTGCTCGTCCGTGACCGTGTAGGCGTCGGAGTCGGACGAGTCAGATTCGACGGTGCGGTTTACGAGGATCGTGTAGTCGTTGCTGCTGATGAGCCGCATGTCGTCGGCGGTGGCGCTGTTCGCATCGAGGTACGTTTGCGCGGCAGTGCTGATCTTCTTTTCGACCTCGCCGCCCGAGTTCACCACATCGAAGAACCGCAGCGTCGAGTCGCCGTAGGCGATCAGGTATTGCTCGTCCCCGTCGCGGTTGATCGCGTGCAGGCGGTAGTTGCCTGCGGCGGTCAGGTCGGTGATCGCCGAGCCGAAGTGCGTGGTGCCGTTCCGCTTGGACATGCCATCCGAGACGGACAGGTACACGTTGTCGGCGGACGCGACTTGGTTTGGGTGGCGCAGCGCCGCTGCCTGCTGGGAAGCGCCGCCGAACAGGCTCGGGATCGAGATGCGTGTGTTGGGCATTGGTTTATCGCGGGGTGACGTAGAACTGCGTGCCGGTGATGGAACGTCCGAACGCTGTGCTGGCGAGGTTCACGTCGCGGTTGCTGGCCTCGCGGCGGTGGATCATGCGGTGGGCGCGGTCGAGTTCTTCTCGCAGGAAGTTGTCCTGCCCGTTGCCGCCGACGATGCGGCGGTGGTAGATGAGCGATGCCGAGCGGGTCGCGTACTCGCGCATCTCGGGCGTGAGGTCGGCGAAGTCGAGGTCACGCACCACATCGCAGAACACGTTGTCGGTGAACGTGAACGTGAGGTTGTCGTTGTCGTAGAGCTTCCCGGCCCGGAGCGAGATGTCCCGCCACACGGACGTGCCGGTCGAGTCGATTGCCAGGGTGTCGGCGGGCACGACGATCTCGCTGGTCGTGACGGTGGTGAGCGTGCCGCCCGTTGCGGTCGCCCCGCTGGTGCCGCCGGTCAGGGTTTCTCCGCCAGTAAACGTGCCACTGACGGGGACCAGTTCCATCTTGTTTGAGGCGTTGATCTGGTAGAAGATGCCGGTCGCGCCCGATGTGGACTCGGTGACGGTTTCGCCGGCCTCGAATGTGCCCGCGCCCGTCACGGCGATGTTCTTGGTGGCGAGCTTGTGTTCCTTGTTGACATCGGTGTTCTCATGCCATCCGTTGGACAGGATGGCGGTTAGTTCGCGGTCGAGCACCGCTTCGGCGCGGGCGGCATCGGACACGCCGCCGGTGTCGAGCGCGGTCACGGGGAACTGCTTGACCGCTTCGAGAATCTGGTTGACCGCCGCGAGCTTAGTGAGTCCCGCCATGAGGCACCTCCTGTACGCGAGCCGTTTCGATGATCTGTCTCCGGATGATGTCGCCGGTGAACGCCAGCGCACCCATGATGAGAACGCCTATGGCAATCCACGCCGCTTTCTGTGCGGACCTGGCTTGCTGCTCCACCCGGTCGAACCGGACGATGATGCCCCGTTCGGGCTGGTCGTCTCCAGTCAGGATCGAGTTCAACTTCTCGACCTCCTTGCGGAGCGGTTCCATTGCCTCGCGGACGGCACGTTGAATGTCATTGCTCATACCGTTCGATCCCTCCGTCGTGTGTGGAAGCGGTGGCGGGGCGGGAACGTCGTGGCGGCGGTGGACGCGGCATAGACGCACCCGACAAGGTGCAGGGTGAAGTCGGTGACTTCCGGGTCGTCGGTGGTGATGACGAGATCGCCGGTGAAGCTGCCCACGTCCGCATCGGACAGGCAGACGATGAGTTGGGCGGACGCGCCGGGGCCGAGCGTGCCGGGCAGTGCCTGCGATTCAACCCAATGGGTGGGCACCGTGACGCCGGTGATGGTCATGGTGCCCGCCCCATTGTTGGTAACGGTGAACTGCTTGCACGAGTCGCCAAGCCCCTGCACGATGCACGCGCCCCAATCCACAGTGTCGCCGCTCGAAAGCTGCGTCTCACCGGATGCGACATGGGCCTCGACCTCGATCTCGGTGCCCAGGCCGGTGATGGCGAAGGTGTACGGGTTCTCGTCGGGATCGTCGGACTCGATGGTCACGGTGTCGGTCTTGGTGCCCGTGCTCGTAGGAGCGAAGGTGATCGCACAGATGACGCTGGTGCCGGGCGGGATCGTGTTGGTGAACGGGAACGAGGCGACGCTGAACTGCGTGCCGGTGGTGAGCGCCACCTTGGGCGTGCCGGTCAGGTTGAGCGCGACATCGCCGGTGTTGGTGATCTGGAACCAGTGCGTCGCGCCGGTGGTGCCGACTGATGCGGTGCCGAAGTCGGTCCCGTCCGCCGTGGTCGGGGTCGCGTCGCCGTCGGGGATGTCGATGCCAAGCCCGCGAACGCGGATGTCCGAGGCGGTGCCGAACCCTTGGATGGCGAACGTGTACGGGTTCTCGTTGGCGTCGTCGTTGGCGATGCTGACCGTCGCGGTGCGAGTGCCGGCGGCGGACGGGTTGAACCGCACCGTGAACGTGGTCGATCCGCTTGCGGCGACGGGGCTGGACGGTTGCGAGGTGACGGAGAAGTCGGCGGCGTTGGTGCCCGACAGCGCCACCTTGGGTGTGCCGGATAGCGTCAGGTCATCGACGCCGGTGTTCTCGATGGTGAACGTGCGGTCCACGGTGCCGCCGGTGACGAGGCAGTTCCCGAAGTCGGTGTGGTCGGTGGTGCTCGGCGTCACGTCGCCGCTAGCGATGCTGACGCTGTTGCCCTTGACGTTCATCTCGGGGCTGGCGACGCCTGTGCCCTGGATTGCGAACGTGTAGGGGTTCTCGTCCGAGTCGTCGTTGGCAATGCTGATCGTAGCCGTTCGCAGCCCGGAGGCCGACGGGTTGAACTGCACAACGAAAGTTGTGGACCCGGAGGCTGAAACGGGAGACGACGGCTGTGTGGATACGATAAAGTCGCCGGCATTGGTGCCGGATAGGGCAACTTTAGGAGTACCTGTAAGTGTCAGACTTGCCGACCCCGTGTTCTCAATCGTGAACGTGCGGCTCACGGTCGCTCCGGTAACGTCGCAGTTGCCGAAGTCAGTGTGGTCGGCGGTGGTGGGCGTCGTGTCGCCATCAGCGATGGAGACGCCGTTGCCCTTGACGTTCATCTCGGGAGTAGACGCAACAACGGACACTGTGCCCGACATGCCGCCCGTCATCGAGCCTGTAGCTGGCGGGGTGAAGGATGAGCTTGAGTAGCTCTGCCCGCCATTGTTGAGCGTTAAGGTGTACGCCCCGCCGGACAGAACAAGGTCGGCGTCAATCTCGGCGGGCGAGCCAATGTTGGCGGTCCACGGCCCGGACGCGCTGCCGCCGGTCAACGTCCACGTTCCGTTTACGTCGGAGTCGGAATAGTCCCACGGATCATCGGCACCGCTGATGGTGATGTCGATGGTTGCCATTGCGGAGTCCTTGATGATTGGGGTGGGCGCGGGACGCCACGCCGGCGGATGCGGCGGCAGCGGCGCGAGAACGAGACAGAGCTTCCAGACGAGGGCAATCAAAACCACCGCCAGCAAGGCGATGGCTTTGGGGATTTGGTGCGGGCGTTGGTCAGCCGAGAACTTCGACGTTGCCGAGCGAGCCGTCGATGGGGCCATAGCTTCCGGTCGGGATGTTGTTGGGGGTTCCCTGAACCTGGGCGGTGGAGTGGATCGAGCCGTCGTTGAACTCGAAGTGCCAGCGGTTGGCCCCGTCCGCGCGAATGTTGTACTCGCACGGGCCACGGTAGAAGTACCGACTCGGATGGACCTGCTCCAGCACGAACTCACCGTTGGGATCGCCGGTGGTGTAGTCCATGAACTCGCCGAAGTCGGGCATGTTGGTGATGCGAACGCGGATGTCGGGCATGACGATTCCTTTGAGTTAAAGTTGGGCCGAGCCGATCAGGGCGTTCGCGGCGGTCGTGGTCCCGCCGAGGTCGAAGTCGAGGACGAACCACTCACAACCCTTGAGGTCGATGAGGGCGTAGCCGGTCACGTCGGAGCCGGGCGAGACGATGATGTTGCTTGTCGAGCCGAAGGTGGACGAGAGCGTGTCGGCAAATCGGTACGACGCGGTGATGGCACGCAGCGCCGAGCCGGTCGTGGCCGACAGGGTGACGGCGATCTGTGCGAGGGGCTGGACGACATACTCCGTCACGCCCGCGTTGTCGATCCGCCACACGCCGTTGATGCGCATGTCGAACGTGTCGTTCTCGGCGCCGGCGCCGTAAGGAACCACGAGCAGGAACTTGCCGTTGCGGGGGATGGCGGTCGAGGGCTTGGTGGTCGTGAGGCCGATGCTGGCGAACGACGATGCGGCGGAGTCGGACGACAGCGCCTTGCGGAGTGGTCCGCTGGAATCCTGTAGCGTGGTTTCTTGTGACATGAGCGGTGTTTCCTATGAAATAAGCCGGGCGGGCGTTGCCACCCGCCCGGCCCCAATGAGACGCAGTTCGATCAGGCGTTGCCGAGGAGAATCCACTTGACGACGATCGTGCCATCGAACTCCTGGGTCGCGTTGCCGTCCACGTCGGTCGAGGTGGCAAACCCGGTGTTGAGGTACAGGTCGGCGGCGGTGGTCATGCCGTTGGCGAACGCGACAGCAGTGGAGGCGAGGTCAACGGCGGTGCCGGCCACGTTGATGGTCGCGGACGACGTGAACGCGGTGGTCGGGACCACGTTCGCCATCGTGGACGTGAGGGCCACGTTCGACGCCGCAGCGGTGCCGAGCGAGATCGCGCCGGTCGAGGACGCGTTGAGCGTGCTCGACAGCGTGGAGGTCGTGGTCTGCGTGACGTTGCCCGACACGCCGAGGATCAGGATGTTGCCCTCGGGGAAGTCGTAGAGCTTGGTGCTCTGGTACTCGGTGCCGTTGGTGACAGTCTGCTCAACGCCCGACAGGGTGATGACGGTCGTGTTGACGCCGGTGCCGCCGGGAACCTCCGAGACGGAGACGCCCGAGACGCCGGACACCGCCCCGACGCCGCTGACGAGCGTGCCGGGGTTGGTCGCCGCCTCGTTGTCCGTGCCGAGGAAGGCGGTTTTCTTGGAATCGTAGGTAGCCATATTGGCAAGTCCTTGTGTTTGTGTGCTGGGAAGAAAGACCCGGCGGGGTCAACGCGACCCCGCCGGGATGGGTTCACGATCAGGCGATGGCGATTTCGCCGCACGCTTCGGTGCGGAGCCACTTCGCGCCTTGCAGGAACGCAGCGCCGAACATCCAAGCGCGGTGCGTGGAGGTCTTGTCGGCGTACAGGGGTTCGATGCCGGTGAAGAACACCTGGCCGAACGCGCTGTTGTCACCGATGAAGCAGGCAACGGTCGTGGAGAAGTCGCCGTTGTACTGCGAGTCGGTTTCGGTCGTGACGTTCGTGCTGGGCATCTGGTTCGTCATCACGAGTTCAAACCCGGCGACGCGGATGAGGCGGCGTTCGAGCTTGCCGTTGACGCTCTGGTAGTCGTTGGACAGGAGCGAGTCGTCCTGACGCAGAACGCGGTCGATATAGGGCGTGATGAAACCCACGCGGCCATCGCGGGGCACGTCCTTCTCGTCCATCTTCTGCGCGATTTCCTCCATGTCCGACTGGAACGCCTTGGAGCCGGTCAGCGTCGCGGGGTAAGCCGTGGCGATGGGGCCGGTGCGGGGCGAGTCGAGGAGGTTGCCGGCGGGGAACTCGCTGTTGGGGCCGGAGGCCGACTGGCGAGCGCCGAGGATGATCTGGCGGGCGAGGCGCACGTCCACCGTGCGGGCGATGGCGCGGGCGTGCTCGGTCGCAACCTGGGCGCGGGTGTCGTAGTGCGCGATGAAGTCGTCGTACTTCGACAGGTGGTTGGCCGAGACGAGTTCCTTGGAATCGACCGCGATGGTCAGTTCCTTGGTGATCGGGGCGTTGACGCCGACGATCTCGGTGCCGGCGGTGTGCTCGCTGGCGGAGGTTTTCCAGAGGCGCGGGAACTGGTGAGAGTTGCCGCTGGTGATCTGGTGCTTGAGGCCGTAGCGACCGAACACGGTCGCGGTTTCGTAGGCGGTCAGGAGCATCCCGGCGTACTGCTTGAGGGCGAGCGCCTGTGCGTCGCCGCTGCCGAGGGATTGCAGAGGATGATTCAGTGTGGCGTTAGCCATGACTTGGTTTCCGTTTGAGGGGCGTGACGCGAACCCGGACAATCCGGTTCGCAGTGCTTCGCCTCTGGTCACGGGTTCTCGTCACGACCAAACGGCCCCAGCTAAGGGGTTGTCGATTCGTCGATCCGGCCCTGTCAGAGTTTCAGCGCAGACAAAACCGGCGGCGGTCTGTCACCGTCGCCGGCCAAGGGAAAGGGGGCGGCTTGTCAGCCGCGTGGAAGCTCGTTCACCATCGGGGACAGCGCCATGCGTTGCATGACCCGGCGATGGAAGTCGGCGTCGTACTGTGGGTTCACCCGCCCGTTGTGGGTCGGGGCGAACTTGGGGTCGTTCATATCGCGGATGTACTCGGCCTGCGTGGTGTACGGGCCAGCGCCGCCGCCCGATCCGGGCTGGGCGGTCACGAGTTTGCCCGACTTGTCGCCGCCCGCCGCGCGGTCGTACTTGGCGGCGAGCCATTCAAACGCACGCAGCGAGGCGTTAGGATCGGTCGTCTGCTGGTTGTACCACTGGACCTCCTGCTCGGAGAGTCCAGCCTTGGCCCATTCGAGCACAGCCTGCACCTTCTCCTCGCCGCCGACCAGCTTGGCGGCGGCTTCGCGTTCGGCCTTTTGGGCACCGGCGACAAGCTGCGCCTCGTGTTGCAGGTAGGCGTCAACGACGGTGCGGGGGTAGCCCTTGGCTTTCAAGGCGGCGTACATCTCGTCGGTGAGCTTGCCGGTTTGCAGGTACGCGGCCTTGGCCTCGTCCTGCTTGACACCGGCGTATTCGAGCACCTGGGCGGGCGTGGCGTCGTCGGGCAGCGCACCAGCGGGCGGGGGCGCGTCGGGCGTGACGGTCAGGCCCGACTTGGCGGGATCGGTCGGGGCGGGCGGCTTGCCGGCGCGGGCCTTTTCGAGTTCGGTGTAGCTCTTGAGGAGGGCGTCGGTGCGGACGGCACCCTTCTCGGCGTCCCAGAACTTCTCGGGCACGTCGGCGGGACGCTGCTTGATGGTCTTGGCGAGGTCGTTGAGGTTGCCGGGGTCGGGTTTGGGCAACCCCTTCTCGCCGATCTCGGCCATGCGTGCGGGCGCGTCATCCTTGGGTGGTGCGGCGGGCGGTGCGGGAGGCGTTGAGACTTGTGACATGGTGCGTTTCCATTGGGGTTAGCGGGCGACTTTCCATTGGTTTTGCAGAGTGCCCCATTGAGGGCAGGGATACGGAACCGGGGGCGGGTAAGGCTCGCCGCGTGATTCGTGATCCCACTGAACGAGCTTTCTTTCAATAGCCATGCAGGCTGCGGTGATTGCGAACTCGACATCGCTATCAGAGTCACCATCCTGCGCCGGGATGTTTGCAGCACACACGCGACCGTCCGGGGCGGTGGTGCTCAACCCAACGACCACGCTGCCGTCGCTGGTTTTCATTTCGATGGGTTGGTAGTTGGTGATCGCGGCGGCAATCCGCTCGACCCGTTTGATATCCGTCATGGTGCGTCCCTTGGGTTAGGCTGCGGCGGGCATCGCCTGCTGTTCGGCGATCTTGCCGCTGGATTGGATGAGTTGCTGCGCGGCGGCGGCTCCGAGTTGCTGCTGCATCATCTGCGCCTGCTCGGCCTTCAACTGCTCGTCGCTCTTGATGAGGTTGACGGGGTTGATGTTGTAAGCCTGCATGACGCGGTTCATCAGTTCCTGCGAGTTCAGCCGCTCGGCGGCACCGGGGACCAGCGCCAGCGTTTGCAGGGCGGTGATGAGGCCGTCGAGTTCGGTCTTGCGGGCGAGCGCTTCGAGGCCGGTGAGCACCTTGAACGCCGACGCTTCTTTGAGTTCGACCGGCATCGGGATCATGTACCCCTTGTGTTCGAGCATGTACGCGATGCGCTCGAGCAGCGGTTGCTGTAGCTCACTAGCGATCATCGAGTACGACGACCCGATGGCACCCTCGATCTCCTGTGCGATCCGCATGATCTGCGTGGCGGTGACGCGCTCGCCGGTAGGCTGCGAGGTTGCTTCGAGCAGCATCGACCGGCCCAGCCGCTTCTCGATGACGCCCGCGACCTGCCCGGTCACGCCCATGTCGCCGGCCTGGTTCGTCTGCACGAACCCGATGCCATCGGGCATGTTGCCCGTGACGCGACCGGCGATGACGGTCATGTTCGGCTTGGCGAAGTCCTCGGCGGCGTAGCCCTTGGAGGGGTCGAACACCGGGATCGTCTTTGCCATGCTGATCGACTTCTCGACGATGGCGCGGGTGAGTCCGTTGAGCGAGCGCAGGTCGGCGGACTTGAGTTCCACGAACCCGCGCGAGTAGTGCTCGCCGGGGTTCTCCTGGTAGCCGCACCAGATGAACGGCGACACCGGCTCGGTGGACTCGGCCACGACGGCCCCGTTGAGTTCCTGCGTGATGCGGTACTTGCCGTCGCGGGTCCGCTCGCAGAGTGTGTAGAGGTCAAGGTCGTCCTCATACGATCCGGGCTTGGCCGGATCTAGGTTCGCCCTGGCGATCACGTCCTCGGACAGTTCGTTGCGGTCCACACATTCCTTGGTCACGACCCACATCAACCTGCGGGACGAGTCGCGGCGTCCGACCCAGTGGTCGAACCGGAACGCCTTGAACGAGAAGTCGTCCTGGATCTGAAACAGACCGTTGCCCGCAACGAGCACCTGTTCAAGCACCGGCGTCATCGCCGTGCGGTAGTTGGTGCGGTCGAGCATCGACTGGATGATGAGTTCGCGGGCGTAGAGGTAGCCCCGGAACGCCAGAATCTTCTCGGGCGGCACGGCGGGGTTGAACTCGATCTTGGGCGAGATGGCGTAGCGGAACCACGCCATACCCGGCGCGAACAGCGACATGAGCAGTCGCCCTACAAGGTTCGATACCCCGTCACTGCCGACGTTCTGCCACGACAGGCCGGTTTCATCGGTGATCTTCTGCCCGACCGGGGGCAGGACAGAGGGGATGGTGAGCAGGGCGTAGGATCGAATCCGGTCCAGCAGGGCCATCCGGTCGCCGTCCGCTTTGTCGTAGCGTGCGGCGATGGTGCCCTTCTTCACGGGATCGAGAGTCCTCCATTGCCGCCGGTGCTGACGCCGGGGTTGCGGTCAATCCGCAGGCTCGACCGCCCCATGCGATTTGCGTTCAAGGATCGCCGTTTCGCGGCCAGCGCCGCCTCGTCCACAAGGTCATCCTTGGGGGGCGGGGCGGGCGGCTTGATTTCGGGAATGTCGGGGCCACCAAAGCACATCAGGTTTTCTTCCTGTTCCAGCGGTCTTTGAGGATGTAGATGAGTTCACGTTGCCCGAGTCGGGCGGCAAATCGGATGCGGTCCTCCTCTGTCACGATGTCCGAGATGCTGACACCGGGAGGAAACACACGGTCGAGCAGTTCAATGAGCGAGCCAGTGTCGAGCGGCAACTCGCCAAGATCGTCCCGAGCACGGTCCTTGGGCATGTGCGTATCCTTCCTTGATGAGCCACCGTCGCAGTGCCGCCGGCGACGCGATCCGCCCCGGCACGTCCACGCCGCCGATGCGGAGTTGCATCACAACCACGCTCACACAGTCATAAGACAACCCACGGCCACGCAACAACCAGCGTCGGAACGTCGGCCAGCGCGGTTTCTTGCCGTGCAGCCGCACCGCCCGCAAGTCGATCGGGTGCGGCAGCGGGACGTGGACGAGCGACAGCAGGCGGGGGTAGTGGGCGAGATACGCCCCGGCGTCATATCGCCGGTCCTCGATGTAGCCAGGCTCCAGCGCCACGCCGTCGTGCAGGATCGCACAGTGCGTCACGCTCGAAAGCGTGAGCAGCTTGATCGCCGCACCGATGGCGACGAGTTCGAGTCGTGGCGAGAACCACGGGTTGGTCCCGAACGCCACGGTCGCGCGGAAAACCGTTTGGCTATCTAAGGAGTGCAATGGCTTTTGATCCGGTCAGCTAAAGAAGTAGGGCGAGTCGAGCACGCAGCGGATGTCGAGCGTTCCGGGCTTGGGCGGGTCGGGCAGCTTCAAGTCCGGGTTCCACTTCTGCATGTACTCCATCAGGTTTTCGATCAGCGGCATCGAGTGCAGGGCGACGAACTGCTCGCGGATCACGCGGTCCATCGCGTCCACGTCGGCGGCGTGGGTCCAGTAGGAGTCATGCACGCCCGCGAACGACAGGCCAAGTTTCCGCATCTCGGTTGCGGTCATCATCAGGTGCGTCGCGTCGATGGAGTGGATGAAGTTCGGCGCGAACCCGTTGACCTGGCGTCGGTACTTGACCTTCAACTCCCGCTCGGCGGGGATGCTCAGGTCGGCCAGCACCGTCGCCACCCGGCGAATCCCCTCATGGAAGTAGGGCTGGATGCACGGCAGGCCCAGCGGGGTCTGCCACGCCACGCACCGATTATCGCCCGAGATCAGCCGGGCGCACTCGGTCATCCACGCCATGATCTGCTTGGCCGACACACAGACATGCCCCATCTCGTCCATGACCGTGTTAGCCAGGTACATCGAGCAGGCGTACATCGCCTTCGATTCAAGCTGAGTGAGTTCGCTCAACTGGTCCCGCACCTGCTTGCGTGCCCCGACCTTGGTCACGCCGTACACCGTGGTCATCACGGGTTGCTTGACCACTTTGCGGGTGATGAACCCGTCCAGCGCCACCGCCGCGCCGACACCGTTGGCGGCGTCCCGAGCGACCCGCTCGACCACGCGGGCGCACACCGCCGAGTACACATCCGCCGGCGACTCGCCGGGGATCAGGTTCACCGCCGCCGCACCGGACGGGTCGCGGCCCAGCGCGGCGTAGTGTTGGAGGCCATTGCACGATCCGTCCTTCTGAATCGGGATGGCGCTGGCGTAGGACTCGGGATCGCCCGACTGGATCGCTTTCACAAGGTCGTCGTAGGCGGCGAGGAACTGCCACGGCTTTTCCGCCTCGCGCCACCGCTCGGGTTGGTCCTCGGCCACGAAGTTGTCGGTCCACTCCACCCGCTGATTGAACGGCACCTTGTCGATGCCCCACGAGTTGGCAACGTGGACCTTGAGCCAGTACAGCCCCCGCTTGCCGAGCGGCTTGGCGTCCGCGAACCGCATCATGCCGCGACACACATCGTCGCCCTGGTGCGTGAGGTAGAGGTTGATCGGGTACGCCCGGCCACGAAAGTCGATCTGGTGTGGCTGATACCACCGATCCACCGCCGAGAAGTCCTCCGCAACCTTGAGCGTGAACATGAACGACATGCGGTTGGATGCCTCGATGGCGTTGGCCCGATGAATCTTCGCCGCCTCCTTCTTCCACTTGTCGCGGTCCTCCTTGTTGATGTTGCCAGCGATAGGCGGCGGGAGCGGCAGGTCGTCGGCGCGTGGCATCCCGAGTTCACCGCCGCCATCGGACCATACATTCTTCACAGCGGTCAGGATGTCGGTATTCACCGCCCACGCCGTCGCACCCATCGCGTTCACCGCCTCATACACCCTGTCGAGTTCGGCGCCTTCGAGTGCCTGCGCGATCCGCTTGGTGGGACGCTTGACGAGCGTGGTGCGGAGCTTCATGTACCCGCCACGCCCAAACTCCGTCCACGGCAGCGGCTCGACGAGCATCGGTTGGTATCGCGGGTAGAGGTGCTGACGCAGCGTGTGCCCGTCGTCGATCAGCTTCCGCGCCGGGTCGGTCAGGCGGATGATCTTGCGGGACCGGGTGGGATTTTCCCACTCGGTCTTGAGTTCAAACGCGGGCACGATCTTCTTCGTCCAGTCCTGACAGGTTGCGAACGAGCCGAGAATATCAATCAGCGCGACGCCGAGTTGCAACTGCTCTTTGAGGGGCCAGCGAGCGCCCTTCTCAAACTGGTTGGCGATGCGGTTGATATGCTTGGGCCGGAACTTGCGCCGGTCGGTGCGGATCAACTTCTTCCATGCGTCCTTGTTCTTCCGCACCGGAACGATGTTGACCTGGGCGTTGACCGCCTTGCCGATCTCCACCGCCACGGTGGTCAGCCACGCCCCGCGTGGGTTCGCCATCGTGTGCGACAGGAGCGTGTGCATGGCGATCAGGGCGATGCGGTCGCTTGGCAGGAGCAGGATGCCCCGACCGTAGGTGGCCCGCCCCTTGCCGGGCTTGCCGGCGGCAACCTCCCGCTGCTCGACGCGGATCGCCTGCTCGTACACCTTGAACCAGTGAACCATCAATCGCTCGGCGGGCTTGAGCGATGCCCCGTCGCCACGCTTGACAGCATGGGCGGCGAGGTCGTGGTATCGCTTAATGCCGCGTTCGAGCATCCCGGTTTCGAGTTCGATTTCCGCTTCAAGTTCAGACCCGGCCAGCAGTGATTGGTTGAGCATGTGTCATCCGTGACGGGGTTGTTGGTCAGTCCTTCAGCATCTGTGCGGGTCATCAAAACCCATGCCTTCCTTGTCGCGGCAGTTGCCCGTGCTTCTTGAGTAGTTGCAGCATCGTCAGCACCATCCGGTAGTCGTGCCGCGTCGGCTTGCCGATCGTGACCGATGCCACGATCCGGTCGAGCGAGGGTGTGTAAGGCAACTCGTCCAGCGGCGTCGTCTCGCGGCAGTACGCCTCGATCAGCAGTTGCTCGCGTGCGGTTAGCGGCGGCAGGTTGAGCAGGTCGGGGTTGATGTCGGAGAGGTTCATGTCAGGCTCCTTTGCTGTTCACACCCGCACCACTCGCGCCCTCGCTCGTCCACCAGCCCCGCCTCCGTCACGAACCCGCAGTGCCAGCAGTCGCGGAGCGTGGCGGGGTCGGTGATGAGGCGGACTTGGTAGCCACGAGAGAATCGGTACGCCGCGTCGCGCGAATCGGTATCGCACCATCCGTACCATTGGTCGTGCCATTGCCACACCGCCATCACGCGTCTCCCCAAACCGCCACCCGCTCCGTTCCGAACGCGCTCACGCCATGCAACTTCCGCAGCCGCGATAACTCGCGCTCCATTGACTCAAGGTGCCGCACGTCGGCGACGCACAATCCGTACCGTCGCATAATCCTCGCAATGAGTCGTTTAATGCACTTCATTGCTCGCCACCTCCCGCGATGCGGTTCGCTTCGGCGAGGGCGGCATTGCCGGTGGAATAGCATCCTGAAAAAGCCCCCCCTACTTGCCTACGAAGATTGGCAGCTTCGATATAGGCAATCATGCACTCCACACCATCTTCGTATCGGCTTCTGATGTAAATCTTGTCGCCTGGGGCAATGACCACCCCATCCGCCGTCTTGGGCAGCTTCTCGATGATCGCCTTCGCCGCGTCGAGTTCGGCCCGCAGCCGGGCGATCTCGGCGTCGTGATCCTCATACTTCGCCCACCGCCAAACATTCTTCTCGGCGGTGATCGCGTTGCATTGGGTGAGGTAGTCGGCGTTCATTGCGAGTCCTCCAGCTTGCGTATCTGCTCTTGTAGTTCCTCGACCTGTCGAAGCAATGATTCGTTCTCATTCACAAGGGCGTCGATCTCATCCGCCACCTCGGATGCCTCACACCAGTCGCCGTTGTGGGCATGTCTCATCTCCATGCCATTTCCAGTCAGCACCATGTCGTATCGTGGGCTTTTCATTTGCCATACTCCTTCTTCCACGCCTCATGCGCGGCGATGATCGCGGCGGCGGGGGTGCAGTTAACCACCTGCCCCACGATCCCCGGATTGGTCATCCAAGTGACAACGTAAAGATCGCCAACGGTAAGCATGACCTTGCATTTAGCCTTTTCCATCTCCTCCACCCGCCACCACTCGGCGGCGAGGGCAAGGGCGTCGGGAGATGCCTTCTTCGCCGCGTTTTTGTCGTGAGTCATCTGGATATCCTTAGCTTCTTGGCACATGTTGAGCAGAATGAGAATCCGGGTAGTAAGGCAACGCCCGTTGTCGCTCTCTCCGTGTGACAACAATCACACCAAACGAGTTCGTTATTCCACCACTTGCGTAGACGTTTCCAGATGCTCATCGCTTTCCCTTTCGTTTAATCAGTCGTCGTACTCATGCCCACAGATGTCGCACTTGTAGATGGTCATCGCCACCCCTCCTGCCGCGCGATGGCGCGGGCGTCCGCCAGGGTCCTGCTCATGTCATGCTCCTTGGGTTGATTCGAGGTAAGCCATCACGAACGCCGCCCCGTCCTGGGGATTGATTGCATTGCCGTAACCGCGCAGTCGCACCACTCGGGCGGGTAGCCTTGTAGCCAACGGCTGAAATGCGGGTTCAACCGGGGCGCGCCGGCGCGATCCGTCGCGGAGGGTGAGGATGGTGTAGTCGGACCAGGGGCCAGCGATGCCTGCGGTGGTAGCCCCTGATGTGCTGATCGCGTCACCTTGTTGGCGTCCCCGCTCGTCGGCGTGGCCCAGCCCGCCAGCAACTCCACTCGCCTTGAGTAGTCGCTGTTCCCCGCTGCGCTGTTGCCGTTCTGCGCTGGCGTCCCAGCCATTGGCGTCGGCCAGCCAGTACAGCCGTTGCCGGATGTGCGGCGCGCCGACGCTGTGTGCGCCCAGTACCGCCGCCCCGCAGGCGTAACCCGCTCCTTCCAGGTCTCCGAATACTCCATCGAGCCATCCGTGCCTGACCGCGCCTTCAACCTGCTCTCCAAACGCGATTGCAGGTCGGCACTCGCGGACGAGCCGGAACATTTCTGGCCAGAGATGTCGCTCGTCGGCGGCACCTTTTTGCTTGCCCGCCGTGGAGAACGGCTGACAGGGGCAGCTTCCTGTCCAAACAGGTCGGTCGTCGGGCCAGCCTGCGAGTCGCAGGGCGTAGCTCCATCCTCCGATCCCCGCGAAGAAGTGGACTTGTCGGTAGTGTCGAATGTCATCGGGCTTAACCTCTTGGATGGGGCGATCATCAACGTCGCCAGGTGCGATCAGGTTCCGCTTGACAAGCTCGCGCAGCCACGCAGCGGTCTTTTTGTCGAACTCGTTGTAGTAGGCTGTCATACTCGCTCCACCTTCACCGCGTACCTGCTCGCCTTGCGGTCGTACGCCAATCGCTCTAGCTTCCTCAACGCCCGCCGCAGCCCCTTGAACCCGGTGACATACTCAGGCACGCCGATCTGGGGCGTGTACTTGCCAGTGCGAGGGTCGAGGGTGGTGATGCGGTAGGTCATACGATGTGTTAAAAGTGGAGCGCTTGGACTCGAACCAAGACCTCGGGATTTAAGCCCCGCGTGCTGCGTTACACCACGCTCCATAGTCCCGCCGCCCGCTTGACACTCATGGTCAGGTGGGTCGGGAGGCGGGGTCAGGGTCAGCGAATCGACTTGCGGATCGTGTCGGCGTTCACCCACGCCGCGTACCGATCCTTGCGGAACTTCTCGGCCAGTGCCGCCGTCTCGTCGTTGTAGGCTTGCATGGGCTCGCCGTAGAGCGTCACCCAAGTGGCGTTGAGCGCGTCCACCCACGGCTGCGTCGCGTCCTGGTCCGCCGCCTCAGGGTAGTCGTTCAACGCCTGCTTGAGCGCGGGGACGAGCTTGGAGAGTTGGCGGGACTTGTTCACGACGTAGTAGGCGTAGGCGAGGCCCATGTAGGCGTTGCACGCCTGCTGCAACTTCACGCTGGCCTTCTGCTTGGCCGTGGCGTAGGGGAACACCGCGACGACATCGGGGGCGTCGGCGGGACCGGGATTCCACTGCTCGACGTTGTAACCTTCGATGTTGGCGATCTGGATGTTGACGATATCACGCATGGACATAAAACAAACTCACTTTCTGCCCTGATCGGGCGGGTTATCCGGCGACGCGCCGGGGTTACTTCGACGACGGGTGAAACTGCTTCCTTGTCGGCTCACACTCGCCCAGAACTTGAAGCGAGGATAGTACGGCGGCGATATCGTCCCGTCTATCCGTAGTTGTGCGTACGAATCTTCCCTCCCATCGGTGTAGCCACGTCAGCCTCCACCCCTTGCGATGCTCCCACCACAGCACGACCGGCATCTTCTCGCCCGAGTCGCGGATCGCCTGGTCCATCGCGTCGGTCAGCGCCTTCGTGTCGAGTCCGATGGATCTGTCGCCCTTGACCTCGATGTGGACGCGATCCAGCAGGGCGCACTTTATGTCGGGCGAGTCTGGCGATCCCGAGTGCTGAACGCCACGGGCGGCGGGGTAGCCGAGTTCGGTGAGGAAGTGGGCAGCGGCGAGTTCGATTCGTTTACCCTTTTGGCGGCTGTTCATGGAGTGCCTTCGCCTTTCTTAGCCTGATGATCCCGAGCTTGATTTGATCGTCCGTCAGATTGCTTGGCCTGACCCGTTCCACCCACTCAATCAGCGTGTCGATGTCCACGACCACCATCGACGTGTTGACCTGATACCAGTCCAGCGGCGTCGGATGCTCCCACACCCAGCGATACGCCGTCATGCGGTGGAATCCGAACACCGCAGCGATCTCTTTCGGGGTGACAAACCGCCCCTTCGGCGGATGCTTCCTGTGATGCGCCTCCCGCGTCGCCGGTTGCTCGCCGTCGATCTTGTACGACCGCTTGACCACTGGCGTCGTGGCGACGACGACGTTTCCGGGCGAAGCGTGGCGCGTCCGCGTGACGGAGCCGAATCCGATGGGTTTGATTTTGAGTGGTGTCATTTGTCGAGTTCCTTCAACCTCTCCATCGCCCGCAACCGCTGCTCCATCGGCATCGTCCAGGTGTTCACCGTCAGCCAGTCGATCAGGTCGTCGTCACGCACGACGTGAAGGGCGGTGTTCATCGGGACGTATGGGAGTCCGTGGTGTTTGATCCATCGCAGGACGGTTTGCTCGCACTTGCCGCATCGGATGGCGATTTGGTTGACCGTCCAGACACGCGCAGGTCCACGCTTGGAAACCCTACGACGGTCCCCGCCTGCATCCGACTGCTGATCCGCTCGTCGTAGATCGTGCCCGGCGAGTGGTTCGAGATCAGCACCAGCGGCTTGCCGTACCGCAGGTCGATCGCCCGCTTGACCGTCTGGTACTCGTGATCGCTCGTCTTGTCCTTGA